ACCTTCTTCATTCTTCCCCTTCCTTCTTCTTCTGCATTTGCTTTTCTCGGAATGCCTGCGCCTTCGCTTTGAACTTTTCGTCGTTCTTGAGGTTGGTCGTGGTCTTGAGGTACCGGTCTTTCTTGCGCTTGGCGTACTCGCGGCCCTCTTGAGCGCTCTGGAATCCCTCGACCACCTTGCTGCTGAGGAACAGGGGCCACCGAAAGCCCTTATCCTGATACGGGCCCTCATCGCGGTACCACTCTGCGTATGCGGCCCAGTCGAACCCGTTTTCGTCCCACAGGCACATGATCTGGTAGTGCTTGTAGGGGTTGTCCTTGGTTCCTGATGCAAGGCTCCATGCGGAGGTGGACTGACTGTTGATGTAGGGCGAAATAGCCGCATAGACCCTCTGGTACACCTCATCATCGCGGATCAGCTTAGCCCGTTCACCTTGTTCATCGCTTTTGGAGATTTTTTTTCCAGAATCGGTGTTGGAGCCGTTTTCCCCCCTCTTATTCTTACTCTTACTAGAACTAGTACTAGAATCAGGATCAAAACTGATTCTAGATTCTAGAACTCTAGCTAGAGTACTGATACGGGTACGAAAATCGGACGGAAGGCTTACGAAGCGCTTGTTCGACCCCGGATCTTTGTCCTCGACGATGAGCTTGTGCTTCTTGCAGAAGGTGTAGGCGTCCTTGAACTTCTTCTTAAAGTCGGCCGCCGTCCAGTCGATATCGGATGTGAGTGCCCCGATCAACACCATCGCCTGTGGAACTGTCAGCTCTTCCCGCTTGACCTTGTTCCAGATCGAAATAACACGCATGTCTTCTTGTTGCACGGAATACCTCCTATGGACTACTTTCGGCCAAACGATAGGGATTATGAACCTCACACTACCGTTTGTCCACCGTCTACGCTACCATTTCACCCCCGGCGTAACACTGGAGAAATTAGAGATGAACCCGGTAGGGTACACAAAAATCTCCACTGGAGAAATTAGAGATGAACCCGGTAGGGTACACAAAAATCTCCACTCAGAACACGAAATCATCTGTGTCCAGCTCCTCATCCTTGGGCTCAGGTTCCTTCTCCTCCTTCCTCCCACGATACTTTGTGCCCTTCTTCGGGCCCCGCTTCTTATCACGCTCGGGTCGGCTGTACTCGATTCCGCTGTACCACTGGTATACGAGCGTCAGTGCGTACTTGAACCCCACATCCGGGTCTTCCTCGGAGAGCAGCTCAGCAGCCTCGCGCCGGGCGTACCCCTCCTCCAATAACTCACCGAGGCGGGTTATTCGTGCGTACACCTTACCGGCCATGACGCTGCTCCCTTCGCCATATGCGGCGTATGGCGCTGTTGAGCAACTGGCTGGATCGGCTTTCACTCAACTCCATAACCTTGGCGCACATGTTGAGGGTGTATCCTCGGCGGTACAGATCGAACACCTCACGCTCCCTCGGGGTACACGTCTCGGCCATACGGTCGAGCGATACCGCCACCTCGATATACTCCCGAACGCGTTCCTCTCGAGAGTCGATAACGTCATGGTCGTCTATGTTTACCATCTCGTATCGTGAGCGTTCTCCACGGCGGCCGTTGTTCTCTCGGAGAACCTGATACGCCTGTCGTTTCACTACCCCGCTAACGAAAGCCTCCATCGTGGCCCGTTTCGGGTTGAAATTGGTGAGCACCGCCTCGTACGCCCGGAGCGTCAGCTCCTGCATTGCATCCTCTTTGTCCATCTTGTGGAACGAAGATCGAGAGACCTTTTCGGCGTTGACTGACATCACATACCGCACGGCTTTCGAATCCAAAACCTCTTCAAAACGCGTCGCTATATCCATCACAACCTCCTGCAATGGAGTATATATTCTAGGAGAACTTTGGTCAATAGAAAAGTTATGATAGTAGAAAAACTTTGCATCCGGGGATTTCATCTCGTTCCACTGAAATAAAAAAGGCGACCCCGAAGGGCCGCCAAGGCCCGAAGGCCTACGGAGAAAAGCCTCACTGGAAAATGAGTGCGCCAGTGATCACACCACCTACAAATACCAACAGACCCCCTGCCACCACCCATCCTGCCCCTATTGATTCGTTCTGTGTGTCTGCGACGATTGCATCGGTCGCCTGTACCCGTGCCGAGTACTGCAGGCTCCGCTCCGCGTCACCTATCGTGATAACCAGCGGCCCCTGAAAGTCCACGACTGCCGATCCATCATTCAGTTCGGCAATGACCATCGTCGGGAGAATAATCTCAGGCTCGGCCCGTTCGACGATGTAGAGCTTTCGCACCATGTCGTAGATTGCCCCCGGGTTCTCCTCGTACAGCCCAGCGATTTGCTCATCACTTGGTGGAGCGGCGAGGGCGGTTATCGCGATCAAAGACAGCAGTAAGACGCTCATGCTTCGTTTCAACTTGATATACCTCCCCTGATATCTGTGTCACCGATTTGACGTCGGTGTCCTTCACACCCTTTGGCAGCTTGACCGTGTCACCTGTCTGCAGCTTCACCTCACCCTTGTCTCGAAGCGGGTTACGGTCGCGAACGACGCCAGTACGCGTGCCGACCTGATCTCCCTTGTTGTTGCGGATCACCCGCTGCTTCTGAGGCTTCTTGCCAAGTACCCGATTGATGATCCGCCCCACGTTCACATCAAGGGCAATTGCAGCCCACCCCAGCACGAGGATGACGAGAAGCACAATGAGGTACTTCCCGGCCTTCTCAATCGCCTTGATCGCTGCCAGCATTGGTCTCCTCCATCACCTTTCGAATCAGCCGACGTATCGGTACCTTGAAGGTCTGGTACACGATGGTAGCCCCCGCCGCGTACATGATTGCGTCCACGATCACCTGACGGATGTCGTCGAACGGTGAGGTGAGCGCCGCCGCCGCGAGTCCGAGTACGAGCACGGAGTACTTCCACACCTCGGCACCGGGCCTGATGTCGAACTCACTCGCCAGTACATACTTCACGAACTCCATGGTCAGGATCATCGCAAGTATGAGCGGGACGTTGATCGTCCCCGTTACCTGTAGCAGTTCTCCCATATCATCCCCCGCTGGTCAGAACGGTTGCCAGAAGCACCATCAGACCGCTCAGTATTGGCGTCGCAACGGCAATGATCTCGAGCTTGTGAGACTTCAGCCACTGCGCTCTGTCCTGTTCTTTGCCCTCCCACTCGTCCACGCCCTGAGAGTGTACCCACCGGGCAATCTCCTGCGCCTCCTCTTTGGTGAGGTGGGCAGTGTTGAGGTGCCGTTGGAAGTACCTCGAGAGCTGGGACAGCGTCTTGCTGATCTTCTCAACGTTGGCGTTGGTGGTGGCGATCTGTTCGCCGAAGCCGTTGAAGATGCGCTCCTTGATGGTCGCGATGTCCTCAAATGCCTTCTGGTCGCGCTCGTCCATGGATTTCAGCCTCTGTGCGATCCACGTGAAGCGTTCATCATGTCGTGAGAGCTGTCGGTGTGCTTCATTAACCTGTTCCTGTAGCCACGCTACTCGCTGTTGATCACTCATCTCTAATCTTCCCCCTTGAAGGGTCTCCTTCAATTGTTCTTCAGCCTCTTCGCGCAGCACCACGGGAACCTCCGGCCCTGTTATAATCAGGCACCGCTCTTCTTGAAGATAACGACGATACAGTTCGACGCGATCTTCCCACCTACGATTCGGATCGAGCCATGGGCGTAGTTCTTGTTCTACGGAGGTGAGTTCATCAAACGAACATCCTATACTATTCATTTACTTGACTCGATCTGCGAGTTCCTGTTTCACCTCATCATCTAGATCCTCAAGCGAGATCTTCCCTTGTTCAATAAGACGTATAAGCTGGGTCTTTTCATGAGTGTCTACTTTCACTTCAAACCAATCGAGTTGATCTACATCATCAATCACCAATTGATATCTATACCCCGGCTTTTTTGGTTTTGGGGGTATTTCCGAGACCTCAATAGTTCCTTTTCGTTGTTCTTTCGTCAGTACTTCCGCCTTCTGATGATATGAGGAAACCACCCATCTTCCATCGGCTACCTTTTCCTTTGTTTTACGTACAACAATCATTCCATTCCCCTTATTGTTGTTCATAGCGTATTTTCCCAATGAGTTTGAGTTCCCAGACATCGGAATCTGATGATCCAAAATATAGATTCGCTCCCGATGGTTTACTAACATTGAGAGCCCAAACTTCATCACTATGAGTAAATACCCAGCCCTCCGAACCGTCCGCTGCATTTATTTCTCCTATAGTATTATCGGATGAACACGCATAAACCTTAGATCCATCCGGACTTACAGCTATATCGCGCACGGTATCCGAAAAATTAACAGTCCACATAAAATCGGAAGATCCGTCAGCAGCGTTGATTTCTCGAAGAACATTATCGACTCCCCCAGCATAAACTCTAGATCCATCAGGACTTACAGCTACAGTCGATACAAAGGTAGAAGGATCGGTATTTACCCAACCGGAAGCCCCATCAGCAGCATTGATTTCAGTAACAGAAGAATCAAGACCCCCCGCATAAACCTTAGATCCATCCGGACTGACGGCTAAAGAACGCCACCCCGAACTACCAACAAATGTCCAACCACCAGAACCATCCGCTGCATTGATTTCTTTAATAAGACCATCATCATCACCAGAATAAACCTTCAATCCATCTGGACTAACGGCTAAAGCCATCACATCAGACGTATGTCCCGCAAATACCCAGCCCTCCGAACCGTCCGCTGCATTGATTTCTCGCACACCACCATCATCTCCACATGTATAAACTACAAACCCATTTGGATTGGCGACGACATCCCGCACAGCATTACTACCATGACCGGTAAAAACCCACCCCGCCGAACCATCAATCGCATTGATTTCTCTTGCCGTGTTATCAAATGATACAGTATATATCTTTGATTCATCAGGACTAACGGCTATCGCATAGATAACCATACTGTGTCCACTAAAGCTCCACCCAGCTCCATCCAACTCTTGGAATATCAATCGTGATTTATATGTTTTACCATTATCTGAATTGTAAACAAAATTAGGAATGACACTGGGAACTGGTAAAACACTTGATGACTCAGTATTCCAGAGTTCAGCATCCCGATAATCAACAATGTATTCTGAAGGAAGAAACAATGCCCCAGCCGGAACCGTAACCTCAGCAATCTTGATCCACCCGGCGGTAGAGGCCGGTGCGGATGGAGATGCAGCCGGGGTTCCCTCAACAACTTGAATCTCTGCCTGATATGATACGTTGGTTGGAATGACAGCAGAAGAAATGGCATTGGTTACCGGGTCTCGAAACTTCCGTGTCTGTGGATCATACTCACTACGTACCGGACGGATCTCAATCACATCGATACGTGGATTCGTACCATCCGCAGCGCTTAGCGTAACATTGGTGTTCTCCGGCAAAACGACGGCAAATGGGGCACCGGATTCAGCCACAAACTCAAACGTATTAATATCATCATAGTATTCTCCATCAAATGAAACAGCCCCACCAGTCTCAACGGTCAATGTGAGATCCGTTTGTGGCAGCACGCGAAGCCCTCCTAATACGCGAGAGGTGGTACCCTGTTCATGAGACAGTACCGCGAACGTATCGGTAATGAACTGATACAGAGATTTCGCGACTTCATTGATGTCATCATTGCGGAGCATCTCAGCGGCTTGCCAAATTGGAGACTTAACCCCGCGTGCTGATGTTAGCTTCATACGACCTCACTTCCGATTCACTTGACCCAGACGATCAGCCCAGTTTTCCGGATATCTCGTATAGTAAGATTCTGATTTCAATACCCCAAACCGGGTAAGGAGATGAAAGACGCCTGAAGGAATCCCGACAAGAATCAAATACAACGGCCCAAACAATCTCGATTGTTTGGTGTGCCCATATTCGTGTTTGGTTGTGAGTAGCCCGTGAATCCGGATATCGATAATGATGTACTCACCAAGGGAGATACCGAATCCTCGGTTTGCGTGATATACCTGCGTTCGACCAAGCATTCGATACCGAATGGCCCCTGTTCCCCAGATTAGACCCAAAGCAAGAAGATGTTGAGGAAACTGCCAGAGCCAGCAGATAACCGTTGATTTACGATTCTTCGGATTTCTCTTGTTCACCGGTTCCATTCTCCTCTGCTATTTCCCGTTCGAGAGCCTGTGCTGCTCCTCGATAGGAAAAGGCCTGTGCTTTCGCTTGTTCCTCGAGCTGTCGATACTCATCCCGCTGTCGTTTCAACCGCTCAAGGCGGCTTTCTTGCTTTTTCTCCGTTGCCATTTATTGCTCCTTATCCAGCCAAATAGATACAGGGAACTTGTTTCACATCCTCAGCCGAATCAAACTGAACATTCACGCGGACACGGGCCACGGTATAGTTCCGCACCACGTTGTCTTCTTGTCTCATTCCTTTTCCCGGCTGTGATGAAGAAACAACCAAATCTCCACCCTTCATATCACCGTTTTCACCACATACGTTAATCACCCCCTCTCCCACTCCATTGATGGTAATGTGATCATATATTCCCTGTAGTTCCATCAACTCCTCTTCTGATTTTCCACGAAACACCGCAATTCGAGCGAAATCATAATCCCGTTTTCGTGACTGAAGAACCCCTATCACATTCGGACTATAGGGGCGTTGTGAGCGATAATTGATCGTCATTGAATCATCAATTCCTGAGGTATAATAGCGATCAGAATCACAAACAATATCTCCGACTTCGATTTCTGCCATTTGGTCTATCAACCCATCATGAGCCCCGGTAAACGGGCCATATGCTCCATCCCCATTACTACTCGCATAGAATCCCCACCCATCATTAGACACCGATGTAAATCCATCCTGACTATTGCTGCTTGAAAGAAACCCATCTACTGCATTGTTGTTTGCATTGAATCCTGTAAAATTGGTACGTGAAACAAATCCAGTATTCAGAGAATGGCTTTCAGCCACGAATCCATGACCACCATTATTTGTGGCACGGAAGCCATAACTATCACAATTATCAGCACGAACTCCCTCTCCACTGGGATTGGTGATATCTACTCCTTGCCATGCATCCAAGTTCCCATTCACCCTCAATCCACCAGCAGGCGGACTACCTGAGCCAATGATAACACCACCGCCTGTTATCTCAATTCCTCCTGCTTCAAACTCAATGTTGGGGTCTGCTTGGCTATCACTATACCCAATCCAATTCGCTCCACTAGGTAAGATGATATTTCCACTAACACGAATGTTACCCCCCACATCAAGTTTTTCTTGGGGTGCTGCTGTATCAACGCCGACACGCCCACCTCCAGTAACCATTCGAACGTCCTGAGTATTCGTCTGTATAAGCAGCGTTCCGGAGATAGAATTGAGGTCATAAGTAATAACACTATTTCCTCTTATCGTTCCAAAAACATCCAGTTTTGCTGTTGGAGATTTACCAATTCCAACCCTACCCCCACCAATCATTTGAAGGTCATTATTGCTATTCGTCTGTAAATAAAGGATACCGGTTGGGTGATCGATCTCGTTTCCACCAAGTAATAGTTGACCACCACCGCTTTCCTGTACAATCAACGGAGCAGACGAACCGGTGACCTCACCCGTTCCAATGATACGAGCGTTACCATTTACATCAAGAACATAAGACGGAGCTGAAAGCACCCCATCATCGTGTGTATATCCCACTCGCAATGCGTCTCGGACAAAGGAGCCATAGTCTTGGGTTACTCCGAAACGTGTTGCCGAACCGGATGATTCGACGGCGAAAATTGGGTCACCACTTGCGGGATTGCTTTTTGCTCGTGCAATGACCCGTGCCCCGCTATTACTATCGTCTGACGTTATTTCTCCATTGGCCCACTCTATGTTACCGGTGATCAAAAGATCAGCACTGAGATCGAGATCTGAGCCAAAGGAACCGCCCCCGGTTACTGTGAGAGAGGGAAACGACGTTTTCTCAAATAATTCAACTAACGCTCCCTCTACATTGTAGGAAGAAAAATAGGAGGCCAGATCCTCGATACCGATGATCGATGCGCCCTCCCCATTGTCCGTTGATCCGAGTTTTTGGAATATCTCTGCAAGCGCGTCCTCTACATTATCGGAATCAAGATTCGCGGCTACATCTTCAATCGTTGTATCTGCTGCTCGAATCTGAGTTGGCAGTGTAGACTCTATTTCTGTAGTCCATTCATCCGATTGTTCATAGGTCTTAATGAATGAGGATGTTATCGTGGACGTTCCCGCTGGAACGGAAACCTCAGCTATCTTGATCCATCCAGCCGTCGCGGCGGGGGCAGCCCCGGTTCCAAGAGCCCCCTCAACAACTTGAATCTCCGCATTATACCGAACCTTGGTTTCTACCTGCTTAGAAGAGACCGTTCCCGTAGCAGGGTCTCGAAACTTTCTAGTTTGTACGTCGTAGATAGTTTTGAGGGGGCGTACCTGAATGGTATCGACTCGATCTTGTGCCCCATCCGCCGGAGAAATCCCGATCAAGGAGTCTGATTGTAGGAGAACTGAAAATGGGGCACCGGATTCGGCGACAAACTCAAAGTTTCTCGTTTCATCTTCGATATACTCCCCATCAAATGAGACCGCTGCCCCAGCCTCGAGTTTTACCGTCATGAGATTGTCTGGAATGAGACGAAGTCCACCAAGAACATACTGAATGGTTTCTCCCGTTTTTGCTCTGGAGAGACCCACGAGCAGATCCGTGGCGAGCTGATACCGCGTATAAGAGAGGTAGTTGATATCATCGTTTCGAACAAGACCAGCGGTAAACCAATAAGGAGCCGTCACTCCGGTATTCTGGGTCAATCTCATGTTACAATCTCCGCATCTGCTGTCTTGGTTACTGATCGAATCGCATGGATCGTCGAGTCTGAAGTCATATACCGTTGTACGGTTCCGATTCTCATATCCGAAGTCAGAGAGGTCTGGTATTGACTTATAAACAACAAATCAAAATCCACCCCGGCGGCTTTCACTCGATCAACCAATGCTCCAATATACGACACCTCGGCACCAATACCCGGACCTGCGAGGAAGTTATTATCCAAATATCCGTCAACCTCATCGTCGAGAGAGAGAGCCCCCTCAGACAATTCAATCCCTTTCAGCCGAACCTGAAAATACTGTCCCCTATCGTTAAACGGTTCAACGATTTCTACATTCTCTGGCAAAATGAAATACGACACCGAATCTAGAATCGACCACTTCGTAATTCGTCGATAATTCGTCTTCGCGACGACCAAAAACTTGAATCGACTACGATACACCGCATCTTCCTCACTCCGAGATCGACGTGGAAGATCAATCAGATTCGTTATGAGCGCATCAAGTTCCTCACCTTCAGCGTTATCAATCCGCAGTGCGCTCGCATAATAACGGGTCACCTTTCGGGCGAACTCAAACTCATTACACAGGGCTCCACAATTGAAGTTTGAAGAATCAGAAATGGTGGATTCGGGGATGAAGTCTTCTTGGCCAACAAGCGCCGTATGCACACTCCCCCCACGGTTGATCCGCTTTGGGAGTGTTTTATTCATGAGTTCAACAAATGAACCAGCCACATTCTCCCCTTATGCAAAAGTGATACTGATGTCGGATAGTCGCCCGACCTGTGTCGCATTGATTGTGACATTGTCAGTGGGATCGGTGATATCAATATCATAGACCCCGAATACCTCCATGGCCTCACGACGCAGTGCATTGAGAATGATGTCAGCTCCCACGCCCAGTGCATTGACATAGGCAGTCACCGCCGTCTCGATATCCGTTGCCACTTGTTCCGTATCCACACCGGAAACCGGGGTCACCGTGATTGCCACAGGTTGGGTCACCACTTGAGGTTTTTGCACTAAAACACGTATCCCTGCCGCGCGATAACCGGGATTCTCGGCCGTTCCATCTCCATCAATCTGACTCTGAACCTCAGCAATCTTTGCAGTAGAAACACCCGTGGGACTTCCATCATCAACATAGAGGTCTACGGTCTGATAATCAGGAGCCGATGGGGGAAAGATTTCGACTACGCTGACACTGGTAATTCCGTCTATTTCAAGGGCCCCCGCCTCAAGTCCGGCAACATTAGCTCGTCCGAGCCCTTCAACAAAGGCTTGGAACCGATTGTTATATTGCAAATCAGATTCAATATTCACCCCTCCGGTTACCGCTGTGGAACTGTCAATCGAATCAACTCCATCGACATCATCAACGATCGTATCAATAGCATCTGCGGGTACATTGTACTTATCCCCAACCTTCGACGCCTCTACCTCTATACTTGTCGAGGTGGAAGACCCGTCAGCAATCTCCCCAGCTTCGGTTGTGACAAACTCAAGATCTGCGGACGTAGCGACGGTCGTACCCACTGGAATGGATACCAACCCAGACGTTCCCGTACGTGCGAAGACTACCGATGCGGTCGCTTTGGTGCCCGTTTTCCGCTCAAACTCGAATATCTGCGGTTTCATGGTCTGGAGGAAATTGAGGAACTCCAAATAGGTTGAAACATACAACTCTTCCACGGCCAGTGCAGACGCCTCGGCATATGAGCGAATCACACTCCCCGGTGTCAGATCGCTAATCTCATCCGCATTTGCCACGATATAGGCGACCATGTCTGAAACGATGTCATCAAAATCTTTAACGCGAAAGGCCATGCTTTTCTCCTACAGATTCACCGAAACAGGCAATACTTCTTCTCTTCCAACTATGCCTAAATCCATTGTAGCAGCAATTGTCCCACCATCGATAGATATGACCAAATTGTTCACTTCTACTATTCGCGGGTCGAGAAGGAGGGTTGATTTCATACTCATTTGTAGATAGGCCAAGGCTAACTCATCTCCTGCCGATCCGATCTGTGCCGACAATCCAAAGGCGGTTTGTTTGATCATGGTTCCAATCGGAGTAGTGAACTTGATATCTACTGCCTGTTTCACATTTTCGATTCCGCTTTTGGATTGAAAGTCATTTCCCTGATCATTGAGCAGAAGTTCCCCCGTAGAAGAAAGGGCTATATCTGTTCCGTACGGGTTTCGCAATGGGTTCTCAGTGATAATGAAGGCATCGTTCAATGCACTATTCTGGTCAATTTGTACTGGAATAATGATCTCCTGTCCGGCAGACAAGTCGGCGTTACTTGTGATCCCATTCGTTTGCGCAATGTAATACCACAGGTCTTCATCATTGAGTTCCTGTTGAGCTATCGTCTGCAGTGTATCATTGGCGCGTACACGGTACGCCCGCGATCCGGAATAGTTGTATGTTTGAATCTCAGTCTGTTGAGCCCCGGCCGCATTGACTCCAGTATCTATCGGTTTTCCGACGGTCTTTGCCGATTGGGCACCGCGTTCTATTTCCGTATTGAACACTTCGATGACATTTCTCCACTGTTGATTCAATATCGACTTAGCGTTCATATACTGATTGAATGTGGATCTCCCAGCCAGATAGGCATCACGAACCGATGCAATGGCAGATTCAGTGAGTACAGCTAATCGCTTACTCAAGTCTAATGGCGTGGCTGTAAGTTCGGCCACACCTTGAACGAGTCCCGCCACCTGTTGCACACCGGATGCTACTTGGGTCAGAGCCAGATCAACCTGTGCTATCACCGCGTGTATCTTATTCAGGACATTGTTTACCCCGGCATAAAGCTCTCGTGCCTGTTCCAAGAGACTCCGTGCTTCTAATAGAGCCTGTCTTTGATCACGACCGGTTTGGATCACTTGTTTCTTTATCTGCTCTCGCTTGAACTCAGCCGAATCCATTTTGTCATAGACAAAGAGACTCAACGTAAAGGGATATCGTAGCGGTTGATCCGCTGTTCTCGAAAGATTGAACTCTAGAAGAATACACCGATATGCTTGTTGATCTCCGAGATCATAAACACGCAATTCCTTTGCACTATAAGGATCGAAGTTCTCCTTATATCGCATGATCTTATTGCGAAAGGTATAGAAGCTCGAAACGGCATCATACACCGGTTCTCCGAGTTCAGTTTGTGTAGCTCGCTGTCCAAACCGTTCCACGCGTCCGGAATCAAACGGAGCCTGTTCTCCCTTGGTTGTGAACGTGGGAAACACATGTGTGGTTCCGGAAATAGCCTTAATGGTGATCTCAAGATTATCCGGGCCATAATCATCGACAATTGCATTCCCAAAGGTCTTGGTGATGCTCACACGCTGCGATTCACGAATATCCACGCTCTGTGGGGGAAAGATGAGGGTGAACGACTCGTCGACTACGTTAGATTCCTTGTCCACAATTTCAAAGAGCCAACTCTTTTGTAACCATCTCGGGCTCGCCATGTTTAGACCACCTGTGTTTTCGTCTGTCCCGCACCCACAATTTCAATGATGAAGGCTGCTGTACAGCTATCATCCCCACTGGTTCCCGGGCCACTGACAGCTATTTTATCTCCAACAATGTTTGCAAGGGCCCCATCCACCCGAGCTTTTGTAGCGCCCGGAGGAATCACCGCTGTGACAGGAGAATTGAGGGTACACCCGGCTCCGTCGGTTCCTGAAACACTAATGGCAATCCCCCCGGAAAAGGCACCGGCTCCCCCAACTTTCACCTTGAGAGACGGAAGAGACGTGATCGTAATGGCGGGGGCCCCGGGAGTAGCGGAGGTATCTGCCAAAACACAGCCGTTTACGGCCAATAAATCACTCACTGTAGTACCTCCAGATTTCCCCCATTGATGATGACAGAAGTTGTTCCCATCTCGATAACATTCCCATTCGTATCTTCGAGTTTCATTCCATTAGAATCGAGAGTCACGATATTGGTGTGTTGATCTTCTATGGTAACGACTCCGTTTGCTTCATCAATCTGAATATAGGTTCCACTCGGGGTTTCTATCTGTATGGTACCGTCTTCCAATACCTCCACGGAAGTACCACTTCGGAAGATCTTTCGATAGAGTTTTTCCAGCGGTTCAAGTAACTTCTGAGCGAACTGTTTGTTGCTCGAGTTCACCGGGGTCTGTCCGCTCTTGAAGGCCGAATAGAGATAGGGAGCGAGTGCTCCAAGAATCACATACGTCGTGTGTGCTGATCCAATGGGGAGAACGATGACCAAGGTTCCGACTTCATAGAGGTCATTTGTTCCATATATCTGTTCATCCTCATCAATCCCCACGGCGGTGATCACAGGCAAGTTTTTCAACCGAAATCCGATTTTCTTGTTTTGAAGCTCCCGAGGCCCCGCCACCACATCACAGGTCATTGTCTCTGTATGTACCGCCTCGACTGTTGCAAGAAACGGGGCGGTCATATACGGCACTCGATTTGGATGGCGTACCGCGTTTTGTGTAGTTCTGGCTCGGATTAGACTGGTTCTTTTCATGAAGTCGTAGCCCTCGAAAAGATAGAGTTCACGAGCTTCACCTGACTTTGATTCTGATAATCCCACCCCCGAGTCAATCCAATATCAGCAGCCAGAGTTCCACCATATTGCCACGTATGGCTCACGGATTCGACGTAGAAGTGCCCGTTAATCCCCTCTATGGCAACCCGTTCCCCAATTCGTATATCAGGGATATCTGTTTCATCAGGTACCATGATCCGAATCGTTCCGTTGAGGTATTTGTCATTGTGTTCAAACCAATTCTTGAGCGTCTGAGAGGCGTTCGATGCCTTTCTTTCGGTATCGGACACCGAGGCAGAATTGGCTTCTCCCCCGGATCGAATGTAATACAGGTTATATTGCAGCGGACGATAGAGGTGTTTAGCTAAGGTTTCTTCGTTTATGGCCAGACTTCCACTCGCGGCGGCATACTGTTGGTCGACTTGTAGAACAACCGGAACCGCAAAGAACACTGAATACGATTCATCCATCGTGCGTGACCAACTGAACGAAAGAAGATAATCTAATGGTATCTTCCGTTCGGTCATTGCATCAAACCGATCTTCTTTGGCCCCAGTAGTGAATGAAATTGCCCCATTGAACGGGGTCTGACGCATGATCACATAGGATTTCTCTTCTTGTAGATCCGTTGGAGATTGATCAAGAGATACCTGTCGCGGCCCCTCATCCCCCCACAATTCCTGAAATGGGGCCTCAATAAGTTTCTGCAAAATGTCCCATATGGTGAGTTGTTGTTCCATTCCCGTAAACAACTTGTTGAGATCCCGGGGGAGTCCCGGAGCAGCCTCCGAACTCAGACCTGTGGTATAATCAATGTATCGTTCGAAATAATTCCGATAACCGGTTCCCACCAATTCATCAACCGCACTCAACCATCCATCAATGACCGCCTGTACGATCTCAGAATAGGTCGTATTACCATCACTACCACTGTCTACAACGGTTTCAAACAACGTAGCAGCGGCTTCAAGTAGTGCCTCGAGTTTGCTATCAGTCGTTTCCGGATCAATGAATCCAAGGTTAAACGACACCGCAGATTCCATGAGCAGTCCGGTCATCCCGGTAGCGTCAATCACCCCCATACGCTGTGGTTTTCCATCTGTCTGCATGGCTCCGGAGTAGGTTATATTTCGAATGAACCCTTGAAACTTGAGGGTATCAAACTCCCATATCTTCACCACATCCATCGGATTCACAGCATCCAATAGGTGGTTTCCCTCGTGATTTGGAAACACGTTTATCGAGACACTTCCGGCGGGATTCTTAATGCTTTTCTGCCAAGAATATCCAAGTCCCTTTGATTTAATATCAGTAGAATCGATGAGGTCCGACGTTCCATCGGATGACCAATTCCACCGTTCGATTGTTATCCGGATGCGAGGTGTTCGAATCATGCGCAATTATCTCCTGTTTGCATCCTCATCAATAGTTTCCGTATGGATTATAGGTCGATGAATCGGGTCTATCATCAGATTGTACAGTATTGAGTCCAAGAGCTTCCCGAAGCGCTTTTTCCGTTATACCAGTCTGCTCATCAATTTTGGTGATTAGTCCTTCAAGATGAGCTTTCACGACATTTAGAAATGTCCTTAATTCTTTCTTCCCCTCATCATCTCCAAACATGGAGTCAACCGTTTGAATGGCTGCTCCTAACTTACTACGCTCATCATTGATGATCTGTGTGACCTTATCTTCATCGGCTCCCTCACTCACCGCAGCTTTTATCAATTCCCGCTCAGGAATCGATGGTTCCGCCCCAGTCATCCCCATTATCGAAACCCCGGCATCCATCGCTCCAAAATTATTGGGATTCGTATTCGCGAGATCCACGCCGAACTCTCTGAAATAATCTACCTTCTCACTCCCCCGCTCTTGTTCCTGCTGCTCCAGCATCACGCTAACACTATCACCTTTTACGTTCACGGATTCTGCAATGACGTCCCGCTCAAACTGCGCAGCCTCGGCCGCCTTTTCAGCCCGGAGTTTTTCATCTGCCCCAATAGCCCCACTTTCTGTGAGACGTATCTGTGCTGCATCCCCTCCTGAGAACATCCCAGTTACCTCTCCAACGCGTGTAATCACCTTAAGGAGAGTATCTTGCATACCGGCAAAGAACTGTCTACTGAATACTGCTTCGGTTGCCCTCTCTTCCTGTCGTGCTTCAATTTCCTCTAACGTCAAGTCTTCATATTCTTTCCCCTCTAACTCACCGGAAAGAATCCGTCGGGCACCTGAGACATTGACCCCATAGCGCTCTCGGACTGCCATCACTTGGGCCAATTCACTCATTCCCGAGATATAATCTACGAACTCTTCTCTCGTTTCCGTTGGATTTGCTTCCATCCGAGCCATTGTATCCAGAATGGGTTCACCCTCTTTACGCATAGCCTGAAGAGCTATCATATCAGTGGGACTACTAAAGCCGGATGTTTGTCGATCCCGGGCCGCTGTTTGATTTGCTAATTGAACAGCACTACTTGCGGTCAATCCTTGATCACGCAGCGAGGTAATGAATGCCGCCTGATCCTGAACCATTTCTTCGGTGGTTTCTCCGCTATAGGCCTGTTGCTGTCCCTGTAAGAAGGTCTGCATCCCCTCGAGAAAGGTGTTGATATTTTGTTCACCAAAGGTTGGAAGAACACGACTGAGCATTTCTCTATTCGCGACAACATTTCTTTGATCCGGCCCCCTCACCAGCCCCATCGCCTGAGACATACCCGCGAGTCGTCCGACTGTTGACGCCTCGGCTCCCAAATCCATGACAAAATCAATGCCCTCGCTCACTGTTTCATCGATATCTACGGTTCCACCGGATTGACTGAGAGAGGAGAGGTATTGTTCAACCATTTCCGGGGCGATACCCGATTCAATCATCTCGCCATAAAGACCACGGCGTTGCTTTCCGGATATACCCAATCGTTGCACCGTTCCACTCAAGTACCCCTGTCTGTGAAACTGAAACGCCTTTTCGGCTTGATTCCCACCTAACTTTGACCCTACTCCAAGAGCAAGAGCGGCCCACCCGACGGGGCCGCTAAACAGCTTGGCAAGCATTCCACCGATTCCACCAACTAATCCACCCGGGCCGCCCTGTGAAATCTGTTCCACACCCTCTGCCACACCAGCGACCCCTTCTTGGGCCCGTCTATTTCGTTGTGCGAGGGCATTGATCGCGGGGGTATCAGCCTTATCCCGAGTAGCCAACTCTCGTGATTCAGCTCGATCCATTTCACGAGCGTTACGATCCTGTCGTTCTCGAATATCCCGGGCTGTTTGCGTAGACTGCACAGCACTCTGACTAATAGCCCGAGAAAAGGGATCGCGCATTCCGGAGGTATAGTCCCCCTGCACCCCCTCGAGAGAATCAGATGTCTTGTCTGCGGCTTCTTTTATCTTCTGGAGGTCACGAGCTACCTGATCAGCGCCGCTACTCTTTAGCCTAATTTCACTTTCAATGTCAGGCATCGTAACCCGCCTTTCTCAATTCGCTCTTTATGCGATTGATCTGTTCAGTCGAATATCCGGCACTCCGAAAAGTAGCTTCATCTTCTTGGGTTACCCCCGGTTCCTGATCCTTGCGTATCTGATGGCGATACAGATCATCAGAGTTCGCATTGTGAACCCACCCGTGAAAGAGCAACACCTTCTGATTCTCGGTCAATTCTTTGAATCGGGGATCAGTCGGAAGTACTCGAAAATGATGGATCACCCACAGATCGAGACTATTCGCTCTGGCCGCTTGTTTGAAACTCGCCCTTACGCAATCGTTCTCGTAGTTGCGAACGAAACGAATAGTAACCGTTGTAAAGGGTTACTATTGCCTCCTCATCCAAACAATTCCATGCCCCATCCCACCACGGTGGGCTTTTTTCCTTCACCACGAGCGTATCTACATAGACCATTGCCTCCACCCATGCGAGATGATCAGCATCGAAAGATGAGCGGGGATACCCATTGAGACGGCGCGCAATCTCAGATTCCATCGCTGCCTTGAGCGGCGGGGTCGGGTATTTCATGTAGAATGTCTGCCCATTGTACTCCACTGGAAACTCCAAGTCCTGCTCATGCAGGACTTGATTTCCGATCTTGAATGACTTGTCTTGAGGATTGTAACCCATTATTGCTTTTCTCCTTTCAGTTGATCGAACCCTACTTGAGACGCTCGACCCCCATCATTCGCACATTTGCCGTCACGAAACTATTGGGCGCGATTTGCACTCCGTTTGAAGCGATCATCACCTTGCGAAACTCATTCATGGTTTCACCCGTACTCAGATTTACGAAATGCATGAGATCAAACATACCGGGACGTCCGGCATTTGATTGAACCTCTTCCCGCGTAGGCAAGAAATCTGATAACGGAACCACTCCACCGTCAGGCCAAGCACCACCCGGAGGATTCGCAAGTTGCGGAACGAATGTCTGGAGTGTGATCGACAGGGTATACCCCTGTGAATCATAGTCAATTGGGCCGTGATATCCGACTACTTGTGCCGGATTTACCGCCCAGTCCTCGTCGTAGCTTGCACCGGTTGCGAGGCCAACCGGAATCATTCCGAGGGTGGGGTGCTGAATCCAGACTTGTGTCCATGCTCCACCCGCAATTAGACGCTGTGCCATACTATCCTCCTCTTACGCCTGTACCAACTCATGGAAGTGATTTGTCACAAAGATGAAGTTCACCGGTGCGGTGAGATATGCATCGTAGTCTACCTCAACCGAATCGCCAACAATGACAATCTGAACATTCCACCACGCGGTACCACTGTCGTCTCGAATGAAGACACCCAGTTCGGTATACTGACTCAATCTGGATTTCACCGAACCCTCAAGGACCCCGCCCGCGATGTTTGTTCCCGCTTTTCCGACGAATTGTGTCTCGAGAAAGTTTCGCAGATCGCGAGAGACGAAGGCCATTTCAGTGACCATTGAAAACTCGTTCCACTTCAGATCTGCCGTCTGATAATTGGTTACGCTCCGCACAACGTGCGGGATTCCGTTCGAGTTGTACGCTATCGGTGCGACACCACCACGAATGAGCTGTTCCTTGTCACTATCGGTGACCTTCTGTTCCAGTTCAATGAAGTTGACCGTCTTGAAGGTCTGCGGTTCGTTGATCGCGAGCACCGTCTTCATCGCGGCAAACATGCACGCGGCATATCCGGCATGGTAGGCGGTTTTGTTGCCATTGAGATCGAACTGATACCCACCATTGAAGACCGTTGCACCCCACTTTGAGTTCAAAATCTTCGCCTCGGAGATCGCCGTAGATATCGTGGTGCCCCAGCCATGGCCAACCACGAACTGCCGTTCCTTACGCCCGGTGACCGAAGACATGGTCGTGCAGTGATTCTTGATGGAATTGTGCACCGATGTATCAGTATCAGGGGTTGAAACGAAATTGACATCTTCAGCCTCGAGAGCAGAGAGTGCTGCCGTCCACTGAGTCGCATCGTAGTCACCCTCGGTTCCACCAGTGAGATAGGTAGCAGCGAGGTTCTGCGGCTCTGCTCGGTCATTCGATCCAAACACCAACTCGACTTCCACAAGCAGTGAAGAACTATTGATGGTATCGGCAATAGCCTCAAGATTGGAGCTGAATGTCACCCCACCAGATACGGCCACACTTGATACACTATCAAGCTCAAGCGGACTCGCCTCTTCCTGTCCGGCAACAGCAACTGCCGTATATCCGGACTGAGCATTGATGTAAGAAGCAAGATCACCAATGGTATCGTAGTTGTTGAGATCAAGCGTCCCAAGCGTTCCGGTATCCGACAACTCTTGAGTGGTATCGTTGATGGTGATGGTGATCGATTCAGTAGAGTGAGTGATCTGAAGCGAGGGACGATTGATATCATCGAAGACCTCAGTATCATTCTTCAGCACCACCGTGACCTTCTTTCCCTCATTCGTACCATCTGCCAGTGTAAACTGAATCTGATTCGTATATGCTCCATAATCCCGGCTGCGAATGGTGGCCATCGCATTTGAAGATCCATCTTCGAGATTCACACTGGCCTGCGTTGCATTGTTCACCCGCATTGCATAAATGCGCTGAGGAACAAGGTTGTTCCCCGGGTTAAATGCAAGTCTGATCGCGTCCATCAGCTCCCCGCCGCGCAGCGTATTTATGGCCGCGTTGACGTTATTGAACTGAAGGAGAGTCTGCGGCTCGCCACCACGGCTCTTTCCCATGATGACAAGGTTCGTAGCCGATACGAATCCCGCCGCACCCTGCACAGAGTCGATACGGGAATACGCCCCCGGAATGGCGTGCTGGCTAATTCGTCCGGCCGACTGAAATGTTCGATAGTCGACTCCCATGGTTTACCCTCTCTTTAGTTAGTGAAGGGCGCAAGCTCTGCGTCCCACTCTTTCTTGGTTTTCATTTTATCACGGTACTTTGGCTGAAGGTAAGCAATGGTGTATCTGTGCACTCCCTCCAGATTGTCACGTGCATAGTTCTCGAAACTCATCGTCTCGGCACTTGACTTCTTCTTAGTCGAGCGCCGCTTTGGCTGTTTCTCCTCCGTGTTCTCTTCCATATGACTACTCCTCCAATTCATGATAGTGTGGATCGAGGACAATCCCGTCGATCAGACCGTACGGAATGTCGACCTCAATCGTTGAATAGGCGATGTCGGCTGTCACGGTCACGTTCGACCCGTAGAGCAACCGCTCGAAGTCCACGTTGATATCCCCACTTCTACGGCCCTGAATCCCCCCTTGTAATGCAATACCGTGCTCGGTGTAGAGTTGCTTTCGATATTGGTATATGAAGGCCTTCACCATATCGAAAAGGAAGCTGGTGACGTCCTTGTTTTCTGCCCAGATGTTGAAGTCGATCTGGTGCGTCTCCTGAAACCGGTAGGAGCGAGCCATGATTTCCGACCCATCCGATACCGCGTTTTCGAGCCGATTCAGGTTACTGTCTCCGATCCACACCTTCTGCTGATCCTTAAGGCTTCGAATGTGAGCGATGTCAGGTTCCCGAAGGGCGAAATTGCTCTCCTCGAATCCAAGCGTCTGCTCCGTCTGGCTGTCGGTTGAATCCGCGACGGTGACCGAGGGAAACATATCCATGCTCAGATTCTCACCTATGGACGACTGATACAGGAGCATCGCAAAGGGGTGTACGGTGTGAATGCGTAGGTTCTGGAAGTGGGGCATGATCTCTGAATATCCGACCTCGACGGTGAACTGGCGAAGTTTTTCTGCTAGAAGAACTTCAGGATTCTCGAAGTCAAGTATCCGTATGGTACGGAGTTGTGAGTCTTTCTGTACGTACGCATTACTGGTTCTGCTCGTCTTCATCGGATGTCCTCCTCAATGGCCGATTTGAGCATCTGCACCGCAATTGGATTAACCGTCTCCACGACTCTCTTACGAATCGGGATTGGATCGAGCTTCGGAGAAATCCACGAATCAGGATCACTGCGTGAGGACACCACCCGAAAGGTCATATATTTCGAGCGACTTGCTCCGGTAGTTGAGGCCTGCATACGAACCATTCCCGCAAAGATACTGGGGGACTTCCAGTGCTCCTTCTTTGGATGAAGGGGCGTCTGGGTGCTTTCATATTTGCTCAGCCTCGTCCCCCACTGATACGCACGTTGAACCGGAGTGGGACCTGAAGATATGGTGTGGCTCTTACCACCTGTGGATGATAGTCCCATCTGTTTTCGTAATTCTGCCCTATCTGAATCACGAAGAATGGTGCGATATACGTTCACCGGCATCGGATTCCTACCGCCACCGGGTGTTTGGTGCCTGAAGGGTACGATGTTATACTTTCCGCCGTCTTTTGTGGTTCTGGCATTCGGCCCAGAGAGAAGCCCCGGTTTCATGTCGTACTCACGCCGCCCGTGCTCAATCAGCCCGTGGTACTTGTCCATGTCGGTGTATACGATTTTCACATCGGGGTCTGAGTTGTCAACCTGAATGGATCGAGCATAGCTCGCGGTGCTGATGATTCGGGGTGCGCCCGGGATGGGCGTTCCGAGGGCATATCCCCGCCACACCTTCTGATACATCTCTGCGATGTGTTCGAGGGCGTTCCGGGTGTGAGCGAACACAGAATCGCCGTACCCGGCCTGCATCAACTTGGCGAACTCTGGGAGGAGGTCTGATACGTCTACCTGAATGTCTTCTGCCATTAGAAACTCTGCACCGTGTTTGTGATCTGGTACTGCTTGAGGCTCACCTTGTTGGCGAACTCCTTGTTCTCGGCCGTGCGGATGGTCTGAGGCTCCCGAACCGAGGAGAAGGTCGGGTGGTGGGTGAACTCGATGGTGTAGGCCACCGTCGGCTTTGTTACCAGCCAGTGTACCTTGTTTCGACCGATAAGCACCACGTCTTCGCCCGGGGTGTACTCGGTTCCGTTCTTGTCCATGACGAACTCAATGGTTGATAGGTCGAAGTAGTCACGTATGACGTCATCACCCGGAGTGAAGGTCGGATCGATGACCGCACTGGCCGGTGATTCCTGCGCCATGGCCGTGAATAGGTCATTCGGGGCCGGGTTCGCCCAGCTTGGAACCAGCAGGGTCGCTGCGGTATCCTGAGAGACGTAGGACGGCTCATAGCGCATCGCCGGGGTAACCGTGTGCAGGACGAACTGAAACGGCCGAATGTAGGTGTAGTCCACCTCGATCACGTCCCCATCCGCGTAGGTTCCCATGCCGTCGAGGAAGATGTACTCCTTGATGGCCTCGCTGACGGTGTATGTCTCGCTCTTGGTGACATTCTCCACCCGAGTGACGGTCTCGATTGATCCCTCGAATTGCTTCCCCTGATCCTCGAACCGGGCCCCAACCACCCGGAGAATGTTCGTGTCGATGACCTCGGCCTCCTCGGCGATTACCGACTGCACCGGGCGGAAGTCGTAGTCGATGTACATCCGCTGGTACAGTCTGGGGTAGTTCGGGCCCTCGAGGGTAATGACATTCGGGTCTGGCTGTGGATCGGCGAGAGGCAGCTTCTCCCCTTGACGCCACACGACCGGGTTTGATACCGGCCCATATCGTGGGGTGATAACTCCAAACCCGTTGTGCTTAGCTACCTCCTGCTTAATTGAGAAGGTGCCCGGATTCCGGTAGATGTAGCCGCGACCCTTGCACATCGTGCAGCGGATGTCCGGCTGCATGGTGTTCGGGTTCACGCACGGGCAGGTGATCGCCCGTACCCAGCGAATCCACTGAGCGTGGCGTATGATTGCGTCGTCGTAGCGCCTGACTGTTTGATTCGTCTTGAAAACATCAGACACGTTACACCCCCACGAAGCTCATAGGCGGCGGCCCGAACTTGTACCGGTTCCGCTCCAAGATGGTCTCAATGTGGTCGGCATAGCTCTTCAGGCGAGCGCCGAAGTATGCGCTGGTCGCACTCTGCGTCGAGGAGAAGCTCTCACTGAGCCCGTCGAGGCTCACCGACTGGCTCGAGAAACCTGCCAACAGGCCGTCACCGATGGTATCGAGCGCCTTGATGGCAGCGTACATCCCTACGAGATCTCGCAAGTCGCGGGGGACAAAATCGGATGTTTCGAATCCGGTCTGGTAGTCGAACTCAAAGGCCGACGGGTAGCGCTGACCGAGGAGAATCCACGGCATTCCACTAATCTGATACGGACCGTAGCTGAACCCGCTCTTCGGGAAGAGGTGCAACTGCCCGACGTTCCGGCTCATGCGCACCCAGTCCTGCTCGAGGAAATCGAGCACCTCGCCCTTGACCGGACTGTACAGGATTGCCCGATCGATCTTAATGAGGGGCCAATGTCTGAGCTGAACGAAGCCGTAGTTCTGCCACTCTTTGGGGTCGAACTCGTATGGGTCGTCGTAATCGGTGAAATCTACATTTGCTCGATATTTCGGGGCTCGAACCGCCGTGTTATCCGGATTCGTCTTGTAGACCCGACGTCGAATATCGAGGGTAAGGTAGCGCTCTACCTCCTCGAGGGCTGCCTCGATGAAGTAGTCAAACTGCGCGTCGGTAAACTCACTCTCTTGCGAATCGGTGGCAATCGCATCGATTCCGAACATGTAGGTGTACCGCATATCGTCTGCGGTGAGAATCTTTCCCCATTCCCCCGGAGGAGGAGAATAGTTATCAAAGGAATACCCGATTTTCTCGGCATAGGTCTGCGCTTGAAAGGCGTCACCGAGCTGACTTTCTTCTGCGGTTGAAGAATTATAGTAGGAAGCCTTATACCAATGATCGGAATGTCCATCCGAGTCATCATAGTAATACTGCTCTTGTGCTGGAATCAGGTCAATTCTACTGGTTACACCGGTTATTTCCGTATATGAACCGGATTCTGTGTCAGCCCGATAGAGTTTGATTTGATCATATTGTTCAAGGACGGCACTCAGATGATTTACGTCAATGAGTAATCTATTCATCTTTTTTCACTCCTGTGATCCTTGGAATAAGAGCTTCCAGTGCAGAAATCAATTTTGGATGCTTCTCGGTAAGGGATTCAATAAACTGTGGCTTTCCAAACCAATCATCCCCCTCCCGCAGAACTCTTGCAAGCACCTCATCTGTGATCCCAACCGCATCCGCAAGATCACGTAACTTATCGGTTATGAATGTGGTACTCACAGTATCCGACATCTCGATCGTATCCACAAGAGTCACAAACATCTGTAAACGTCGACTTAGATCATCATCTATCGTTACCGATTCAACAATAGAACGTACAAACTGCGCCGCTGTTTTCAGTTCGTCGGTTGCGCTAATCGTTTCCTGTAGTAATACACGAGCAATACGACCACGAGTAGTATTATCAGTAATCGAAACACTATCACTCAATGCCACAGTAATGTACTGTATCATTTGAGTGGTCAGTTCATCGGTAATTCCAACCGTGTCAATGAGATTTCGTATCAGAGCCCGAGAGAAATCAACCGTGTCCGTAATACTGATTGAATCTTCAATAATACGGATGATATCCCTCGTAGCTGATTCTAAATCAGATAGGGAAATGGAATCAGTAATCGCTCGCAAAAATGTTCCAATTCTCGTTGCCGTATCCGTTATCGCGACGGTCTCAGAAAGAGAGACCGTGATCAATTGAAACAATGAAGTACTAAGTGCATCAGATATCCCCACTGTCTCAGCAAAAACCAGAAAATACGCACCAGATCGAATGAGGGAATCTGTCACCCCAACTGAGTCAGCAACCAAAATGGATTTCACAATTGCGGTGGAAAGACTATCGGATAGATCAATGGAATCAGCTAAAGCACGGACATAAGCCGCCACCACGTTTGTTGTATCGGTAACAGATACACCATCCTCGAGAAGTACTGCGATAAGTTGAGAAAGAAGTATGTCGGATGAATCAGAAATTGATATACTATCTTGTAACAGACGAATGGCAACTAGATTTCGCGCAAGGGTATCCCCAACTCCAACTGAATCCAATAGGGATCGGACGATGGTTCGGGAAATAACTATTGTATCGGAACTACTAACCGTTTCGGAAAGTATGCGTGCAAAACCAATCGTTTTCGTAATATCATCGGTTATGGAAACAGAATCAAAGATCGATACCAATTTTCCAAGTATCGAGGCAATATCATCAGTCACCCCAACCGAATCAGCCAGACTTACCTCATGCGTCGTCCCGCCGCCCTCTGTCTCCCAGCTCCATGTGCCCCAGAATGTAACGTTGTCGTTGGTTTGGTCGTATTCGTGGGAAATCCACGCGGAGGTACGGGCGGCGCTATGAATAGAAACGTGCTGAAAATCTCCATCCAGTCTCCGCCCTGAATAGGAGTACTCATCTACGGCAACCCTCAGATCATCAATGGTAGTAGATGTAAGAGTTTCTGTGTCCGTCGCAGAGGCGCTGTCTACATAAGCTGTAACGCCGCTGCCACTTCCAACGACCGCGCACATCTGCCACGATAAAGCAGACAACGATGGTCCAGTGGCCCAATCCCAATGCGCCCCATCCCACTCATACCCCAGATGATTGCTATTGCGAACGGCCATTCCCGTTGTGTCTGTTCCTCGTGAGAATACAATACCGTCGTCCGAGCTCAATGCGTTTGGATATACCCACGCAATGAGAGAAATATCGTTTGAGGCGAAGCTAACTCCCGCAGCCCCTATTGCGTCCCTCGAATCGCTCCCCAACGATGTAGCTGGGCCAAGCTTACCGGAAGCGTCTCCAAAGGAAGTATCGCCGCCCCAACCGCCGTCCCACGACATAGCATTTGCGTTTACGGTCCTATCGTCTCCGTCATGTAGAGGCCAATACCCCTCCCAACTCGAATCGTACGCATTATCAGACCCGTAGGTATCCGACGCACTGACGGCCGCATTGCCACTTACGGGAGGCTCTATCCACAGCTCTTGCGTCCCCGTCGAGGCAAGGGTGCCACTCCACAGCACCCGCAGTAGCCCCGTCTCTGCTACGTTGTCAAAATCAATCCAGTCACAGGCTAGCCTCGTTGTGCCGTCGCCCTTGTATACCCGCCCTCGTGTACCGTCACTCGTGTCCACCGCGCTCCACCAATTTGCGGGCATGTTCGAGAGGTCGACTATGAGCGTAAAATCAGTGAGCGCAGAGGATGGATTTGTTACGGTTGCGAGGGCATGGTCGGCCACTGGCTAAAACTCCGTTGAGTTGATGAGTGCGTCCATCTCGTCACGCAGCGCCGTAAACTCCGCAGCCAACTTTGCCTTTTCGGCCTGCGCCAACTGCTCGAATGCATCAGCGCCGCTATACCCATCTATCTCTGCTATGATGTCTGCAAACGTCGTCGGGATGTTTGCAAGCTCATTCCGCGCCGACTGTATCCGCGCTTTCGACTGCGCGAGCGCCTGCCGACTGTTACGGATAGATGTTGCGATATCGTCCAGCCCTGCTTTAACCTCACTTGCTGTTGCCATCTGTCATCCTCCCGTCATTGCGCGGCAAAATACCCGCCGGCCGCACCTGCTGCCGCGCCTGCTACCAGCCATATCCACCGCTCAAGGCGAGCCCGGCGCCATGCCCTCTCTAAGGCGTCGAAGCGCCGCTCCAAACTCGCCAATGAGCGCCTGCTCTCTCTCAGCAGCATCACTAGCTCGCCCGAGTGCTCCACCGAGGCTCGTAAGCTCTGCTCCGCTCCGGCCAAGGATGTCTGTAAGCCGGTCAACCTGTCCTCGGCTTGCCTGTAGAGCATCCTCAGCTCTCGATAGCTCCTCTCCGAGTCTGCGAGCGCGCTCCTCAGCTCGCTGTTGGTCTCGGCTAACTCGCTGTAGATCCGCTCGAGCGTCCTCAAGGTTTGCTCGGGCGTCTCTGAGCGCGCCCCATCCGATGAGCCCGACTGTGCCGCCGCCGATAATGAGGCCAACAGCAAGAGCGATAGCAAGGCTGCGAATATGCGCCATGTCATTCCCTCCTCCTTGTACCCCGGTTATATTTTATTCTATAGAGATTATGAACCAAGGAGGGTGATTTCCCAGTCAATCTGCAATGTATCTGCGGATGTTACATCCACAGCCGGATTGATTTGTGCATAAGCCAATACGTCGGTACCATTTCCAAGCTCTGCTTCATCAATTCCCGTATCATTGAGATCCCCTGCTTCAAATGTCGCGCGATACAAAACGACATTGTCATCAGCAGCTCCAAATGCTCCGGAGACCTGTGGATACCCAGCATCCATTGCTTCAGGAGTTCCGGTCTGTGTCTGCATCGAACTTGACTTGCCCTCAGAAACGAATCCAGTCCCAACCGCAATTACACCGTTAGCATTGTCGACCTTGGTTCGCGCCGGAGTCTCGGCCAAGAGGTCGGCAATCAGCGCATCCCCCTGATCGGTCACGATGTTGTGGTTTTCGCCCTGCTGCGTGATCTTGCCGTTCTTATCGAACACCGTCCAGCGGACCAGACCTTTGATTCCCATTCTCTCGTTCTTCATGGTTCCTACCTTTCCCGTGGATTACCACTCTTTGAGATATACGTGAGCCTCACCACCGGACACCGTCTCGGTAAGCTGGAGACCCGCAACATTGTGATATACGTCCACCGATACCGTCGGCTTGTTCGTGTTGTTCACGACGGCGGCGGCAACGATCTGTCCATTCTTGTCTGACACCGTCATTCTTCCGGAACTGGTTGGAGACAGAAACACCACTCGCGCCACCATGAACTTCCCCGTAAGAACGTCGTCGCTGGTGTCGTCGAGTACTATCACCCCGGTTCCATAATTGGTTGTCATCGCTTCGTCCTCCACTCATAATGCTTCCCGTCGTTTGATACCACAAGAAGCAGCTCGACTTTCTTCCCGTCTTTCATCGCCTCGATGCCGAGAAGGTAGGAGAGTCGGTATTCACCGTGCTCTCCGCTTACCGACACATCCTGTTGGTGCCTGCGACCGATGATCAGCACCGGATCGGTGTATCCCTCATACGGAAACGGCAGATATCGACCACCGTTTACCGTGAATCGTTCCGGATCGATGCTGACGAGATACGAGTTCTCGTTCCACAACAACACCGCCAGTTTCAACCCCCTTCGGAGTTCCGAGGCCTCTTCAAATGACATCGGCCGGGGTGCCTCGTTCTCACCCCGGGCGATCAGCTCTACTCTCATTTTTGCATGCCCCCGTAGAGCAAGGAAGCAGGGGCAATCCATGACCCCTGCTTCATGCCATTCTCTCTATTTTGTACATTATATCTCGTCCCACTGGAACGTGATTGTCTTCTGGTTCACCGGACCCGCCGGGGTCAGTTCGGTGACATCCATCTGTAGCACCGCATAATCGCTTGATGCTGGAGCCGAGGTGATTACACCAAGAAGCGAACCCCCAATTCCGAGGTTCGCACCAGTGGGTTCGGTAGTTGGCATTGCCTCAGTAGCAACCGACGAATCTGATTGCACCGGATCAGCATACGATGCCTGCGAATACCCGGTTTCCCGTAGGTTCGTACTTATGCCCTCACCGGTAGCGTACCCACCACCGAGGTCGGAGACCCACACCTTTAGATTATCGACCTGTGTACTTCCCCCAAGAGCAGAGACGTACATTCTAATCCACTTCTCAAAGCTATGGCCATCCGCCTGTGCGGTGATAGGATTGACCGCCGGATCAATGTTTGCCTCATCCACACTACCGAAGTTCAGGTTGTTTACCCCAATGGTGTCAGTACCCGGGGCTGCGCCATTTGTCTCAACTATCTGAACCGTCGCAGGCATTGTTCACCCCTTATTCGGCGTATTTGACCCATGTCACGAGCAGATTGTCCGTATCGGTAGAGGTACCACCAGCATTGTTAATTGTGTCGGCTGCGGTGATCGTAAACTCCGAAGTGAGGTCTGCCGCATCGGAGAGATTGATCACCGATACCAGTTCGTCTCCGGGCTTGATACCGGTCACAGTGACATCACCCGCTGCTGCACCCGATGCCGTGGTCTGATCGATGATCGACTTGGATCGCTTCAGCATGTCACTCCACACCGGAAATGCTCTCGAGAGCCTGTCTCTGAAATTGGCCATTGTCAGCCTCCATATTCGAAAGTAACCCGGCCCCTAATTGGGGCCGGGTGCCTGTTCACTCACAGGCGAGAGTTCCGCTTAGTACCAGCCGAGAGAACTCGGTGCCACGTTCTTGATGCGGATGTGCTGAACGGGCTTCTTCAGCGCCAGCGCCCCAAAGAGGAGCATCAGGAACGGATAGACCGCCGCGTTCGTGGGATAAAGGTCGAACTTCATGAGTGGGAGAAACTGGAACCACTCGATGGCATCGTACATCTGGCCCATGGTCAGGATGTAGACGTCCGACGTACCCGGAAGATAGGCATTGGTGTCGGTTATCGTGCCGCCGTCGGCGGGCGCGGTAACGGTGAACGCATAGAGATGACTCGACTGACCGGGGTCTTGTCGGTACACCTTGAATGCGCTCGGGGTCGCGCCGGAACCATAGGTCACCGTGAGGGTAACCTCCTCACCGGCCGCTACTGCCTGCGTTGCAGCGTCGGATGCCTCACTGTCACCGTAGCGGTTGACCGCCACGATCTTGTAGCTGTAGGTACCTGCATCACCAGCGGTGAACTGGCTACCAGAGCCACTAGCTGCGAGAGCAACCGAGGGCTTACCCGGAACCTTGGAGGTCAGGGTAGATGCGGAGGGAGCTGCACCCTCCTGAATGAAGATGTCTTCGCGCAGCTCGAGGGTACCGAACGTAGTCGGATACCGGTCGAACACGTACGCGCCCATGCCACCCTCGGCGGGTGAGACACGGATGCGGTCACGCAGAAGCCGCTGGAAGTCTTCCATGTTCTTCGGCGACATGAGCATGAGACTGCCCTTACCGAAGTTTTCACGGATAATCCGCTGGGCCTCATTGACCGTGTTTTCGAAGGTTGCACTGTCGGCGCTCGCACCGCGCAGGTCGAGAATGTTGGTCGCGGGAATCTGCGAGTTGAGACCATTTGGCTGTTCGGCGACGTAGTCGTCGTTTCCGTAGAACAGCGAGGTCTCGACGTTGCGAATGATCCAGAGGGTACCCGCGTTCTGCTCGAGCACCATGGCGTTCTCGATCATGTTGGAGATCGAGGCCTGCAGGGTCACCTTGCGAAGCGTCTGCAGGTACTTGGCGGTCTCGAACTTACGGGCAATCGTCTGATCTGCCTCTTCGGAGTTACCACCTTCTGGAACCCACGCGCCGTCGTTTGCGCCCACCTCGTCGCGGACGTCCCACTGGTGCACGGGGCTCTTGATCGGCTGCTTCTTCAGCCGCTGGAACAGGACAGCCTCATCCTGATTCCACAGGATGTTGACAAGCGTGTTGTCCAGACTTTCGGGGATGAGCGCACGACCGCCGGTAAAACCGGATGCGTCTACGCCGCTACCTGCTTCGAGCGCCTTATTCAGCATCTCGAGGCTCTCGCCCTGAGCCATAGCGTAGCCCGAATAGTCCTGTTCAATGGAGTTGAGAAAAGTATCAGTACCGTTCATGTTACTCATCCCCCTTTTCGGACTTCAGGAGTTTCTCGACCTTCTGATCGAGTTGGTCGCCGCTCTTGAACAGCGTACCCTTGTTGGCACGGAACTCGATGCGTCCGGCCTCGTTAATGTCGATTTTACCTTTGGAAAGCCACTTCGTAGAAGCGAGCTTTACCTCATTGCCGTCGACATTGGAGAGGTCGCGCTCGTCGAACCGAGATTTCTGCAAGCTGAACACGCTATTGGTGCCGACCGGCGTCTGGGCGATACGCCGCGTCTCCTCATGCGTGCTCTTTGCCAAACTGGCCTGTGCTTCAAGAACACGGGCCTGTGCCTTGACGATGCGCTCGAGGCGATCAAGCCGCTCCTCGAAATACTCGTCGCGGCCGCCGATGGACTTTACGAGCTGCTGCAAAAGCGGGGAGACGTCGAGGGCTCCCGCCACATCTTCGTCCTCGCTCTTTCGAAGCTCGTCCTCGAGGTCTTCGAGCGACTTTTGGCGATCTTCGGGCTCGTCTTCCTCACCCTCGTCCTCTTCGTCTTTCTCGTCGCCCTCATCCTCGTCATCGTATTCCTCATCATCAGCCTTGGCCACTTTCTTCTTGCCGCCCTTGGACAGCTCATCGCCCCCAGCCTTCTGCAGCCCGGGACGGTCTTCGATGGCCTTACTGAGTTCAGCCAGAGCGTCGGTAAAGGACTTCTCCAGCTCCTCTTCGGAAACGACCGGATTCTGGTCATTCTGTCCCATGTGTTTCCCCCTATGGGTTAATCCCGCAACTGCCCAGCAACGCTGGAAGCATTTGTTGCGATTGTTTCGATGATCCGGCGAGAGGTCTCCTCAGGATACCCCTTCTCCAGAACCTCGCTTACCATATCGTTGTAGCTCTTGATCGAGCCGTCGATCATTCCCATAATGACCGACTTGTAAATGCCCCGAAGCTCTTCCTCATCGATCTTGGTAACCGCACCCTGTAGGCTCTCACCTGTTAGTGCCCGTCCGCCTTCGAACTGGGAAGCATCTACCCCGGAGCCAGCCATGAGCGCCTTGATAAGTGGGTTGCCCTCATAGCGTTCTCTCATTCTGTCCGACATCGACTCCAGATAGGTCTCGTGGCTGATGTCGTAATCCATGTCAATGACGGTCGAGTACCCGTTACAGTACTCGATGGCCTTGGCGAACTCGGTGAACGGAACCATGCTTACGTTTCCGAGGGTCGCATCGTGTACCGGCTTGTGGGTGATCGCGATCTCGTCCCACACCACCTGCTTGATCTTTGAGGCGGCCTTCTTGAGGATTCCACCACCCACACTGGCCCCCAGCCGCTTCGCACCGGACTTGATGTTGTCCCACAGAGACTGCGCAATCTTGTTCTCGCGATACAGCCGGGCCTTCACCAGTGTGCGTCCATCATTGGTGAACTGGACGTCGAGGGGCTCACCAATGATGTACTTCGGGTCTCGTTCACCCGACTTGTGCATATGATCCCACGAGACGACCCCGTGCGCGAGAAAGTGCTCGGCGGCCTTCTTCAGGGCCCCAGATTCAAGGGTTTCCCCCTCCTGATCCGGAGTCTCCCGGGAAGCCTCGAGGTAGACGATCCACTCACCGTTGGGGCCTTCTTCAGCCTTGATGAGAACATCACCCTCACCGGGCATGGGTGCTTTGAACTCCATCGCTGTCTGTTCGTCCATGCTCTCTCCCCTACAAAAAAGGCCTGTGTGCGCACCGGTGGTGCACAAACAGGCCTCAATGGGCTCTACTTCCTCAGAAGTGGTTCATGTGGCCACATCGACGACATTTAATGTCGATGTCGACCCCGCTCTTCTTCAGGTCGCCACGCGCTCGAAAAAGCGTGGCGTTACACTTCTCACAACGCTGGGTAGTGGATTTCTTGAATCTCACTACCAACCGTCTGGATTTATCGTAGCCCGTATTAGTTTCTGGGTCAATGCCCTGAGATTTCTCAATTCCCGCCATCCGTTTGTAGATGCCCATGATGTAATCGTACTCACCGGCATGACCCTCCTCTGCCGCGAGTTGCTTTGCGCGTTCCCACTTTTCTTCATCTACCGGCTGGCCGTGAATTGTCTTAGGCATCTATTCCTCTTCTGGTTCCTCTTCTGGTTCCTCTTCTGGCTCAGACTCTTCTTCGGATTCCGGTTCATCTTCCGAATCGGGTTCCGGTTCGACCGGCTCAGGCTGCGGCTCTGGTGCAACCTCCGTTACTGATCCCGGGGTCTCGATGTCGGGAAAGAATGCCCGAAACTCTGCCATGTGGCCGCCGACGAGTACCCGCCCAGCGAGATTGTAGATCGCGGCGCGAAGGTTCTCAGCATCATGATATCGCATCTCTGAATCGAACTCAGCGAACTCACTGGTTCCGAGGGTCACGCTTGCCACATAGCGCAGTGCCCGTGCAAAATCTCCCTCAGACTGACCACGGATTTCCACGTGCCGGTCAAACTCGTCCATCTCGTACGGTTCAAGTGCCACCGATGCAATGTATTTCAGGGCCGCGTACAGATCACTCAACTTCATTGGTCTTCCTCCAATTCATCTACTAGCAGTATAGCATCCACTATCTGTGGACGTTAGCCCTTGCGGGCCTTGAGGTCTTCTACCTTCATCCGGTCGTATAGCTCTTTGTTCTTGCGCTTCCAGTCCTCCTTTGCCTGCTCAACGGGGTGCTCTTCCTTCCACTTCTTCGACGCTTCGGCCATGGCCTCGTCGAGCATCTTGTCGTATTTCTCGAACCCCGGGGTGTGCCGATTCCACGTGCATCGACAATGAGGATGCTGCGCCCCCGAGGCTACCCACCAGTTCGCTCGCTTTCGTCCCACATTACTCTTCCCGGGCCAAATCGCAGTGTACGCTTTCCCGTCACGGGTGACCGTGTCGGTTCCATTCCCCGGGGGCCGTTCGAGGAGTACCACCACCTGATTGTTCACCCGGGAGCGACACCACTCACAGGCGTCTGGGGCCGAGATGCCTTTCATGTAGACCGGCTTCTTTGGGTCTTTCTCTTTCTGTCGCTCAATTTCTGTGATCAGTTGTCCGTTGTTCACGTTGTTTGCGATCTCAGTCTCGGCGATCATGCGCCAGTCCCGATTCATATCCCCAAATTGGTAGAAGAGGTCGCGCTCCAGACGCTTCGACCCGGTGCGATTCTTCTGTGCCTCCACGATGGTGTCGTGAATCTTCTTGAAGCTGCGATTGGTGAGATCGGTAATCGCCTCCCCGGCCTGTTGCTCGGCGAACTCGAGTGCGGAGTAATATGGTGGAGTCGCAAGGGTCTGAGAGGCGATCTTAGTAGTCAGGTTGAACGATGAGAACGGTGACTTGATCGCCTTCGATACTGAAGTCTGATTTAACATCTTTCCCAGCGCCATCGCCACCTTTACGATGCGCTCCTCTTCCTGCTGATAGATGATCCCGAACGCACGGGTGAGGTCTTTCTTGATCTGCTTCCACTGTTTCTTGGTCAGTGGCTTGCCGGTCTTTGGGTTGATGAAGATGCGACCGTCGAGCTTAAACGGCTTGTCATCGTCCCTCGCCTTGCTCAAGTTCAGCCACCGATATCGAATCTGGTCGAATAACTCTAGTAGAAGAATTGAGACCCGCTCCTTGGACTCGTGCTCGAGATCACGCACGGCTGCGTACGGGGAGACCTCCTTGGAGAGGGTCTCGTCGCTGAAGGGTTCGGGCTTCTTGTACGCCTTGGAGAGAACGGAGATTGCTTGGTGGTATTTCTGCTCCCCATTGACGAATGGGTGGTTGATCTCGATGACGATCTTGTCGTCCTCACCCACCGGCTCGTGTGTGGGATCGCCGCAGTATTGGCACATAGGCTATTTCAATTCAATGACTTCGTCTGGGCCTGTGAGGAAATCGACCATCCCCATCTTTGTCTTGGCGCGACCTACCATTTTCTGAAAGTAGTCTTTCCCCCTATGAATCATTTTCGTATACGCTTTCTCAGTGGCCTTCACCGGACTTGTTCCATGAGCAATAGCATGCCCCGTACTGAGTTCGGTTACCGTCCAACCAGTATCTGTAAGGCCTTCCGGACCGAGCTTCTTGTGAACAGCAAAGGTCGAGCCGTACATCCGAAACTGATCTGCGATATGCTTACGACCTAGTTTGTATCGAGTAACATTCACCTTACCGCCAGACTTTCCAGCAGTGAGGGTATAGACGTCTTTCCACTTCGAGGGAGTAACCCTAGTAGCTTCACTACCGAGACCCATTTTGACGTTCATCGCCACTCGCTCTGGTTTCTTGGCTCCTGACGTCTTTCGACCTTTCTCACCATATGAGTACCTCCACTTTCCATCAGGGCCCTTCCAACGGCGTGTATACTTGGCCTTCACTATCAGTTTCATGTACGACTCCTATTTGTTGCCCCGTCCGGAGGAAAAGGTAATGAAGTCTCGATAGACGTTCGTCGTCTGCATATTCTGGTGCCGAGCGTGTGCCTTCACCGCCGCGATCCCGGTCAATAGATCAGTATTAAGGGCATCGATGATCTCCTGTGTCGGGCGCGTGCGACCGTAGCGCTGACACCATTCATCGAATTGGGTTCCCATGTTCGGCGTCTCTTTGAACATCATCTCTCTCCCATAACTCGCTTGTAGCCAGCGGATCGCTTCAATTGATTGATCAGATTCGCCCGGGTCTTTGCCTGCGGGACGTTCTGTAACAGGAAGTCTTCGGCGAGTGCATACGGTACGGTTACCTCTACCTGAGATACCATCGTCGTCTTCCGGTGCGGGGACTTCTTGCCAGCGCCGGACGTTTGCTTCCCGGTCGACTTCTTCCCGGACTTCCGCTGCTCTAAGTACACCTTAATCCCCTCCTCACTCTCACGGAAGGGGACGATGATTCCCTTGTTTGAGGTAATGTTCGCTCCGACAGCCCCCCGTATCACGAACTTGCGCTTGGGGTCGATCTTGCCCTTGGTCACCTGTGCCCACTTGGTCTTGGTAAGCTGGCGCACCTTGCTCACAGAGGGGAGGTTTTTTCCATCCCAACCCTTGAGCTTCTTCGCCGCCGCCTGTTTCGCCTCCTGCGGGACGTCGCTCTCCTCAGGCTTCTTGTACTGTACCGACTGCTTCCCGGCCGCCGTCCCGTAGCGTACGGTGAGCTTCTGCTCTTCACTCAACGGCTGCTTGTGAACGTCACGGAGGTCGATGAGCAGGGAGGCGAGCTGCTTCAACATGTTCTGCCCGGCCCCGGTGATGGCGTCTCCACGGTCGCCGTAGCGCTCCTTGAACTCATTCTGTAACTCGGACTTAACACTTTGATACAGTTTCGACAACGGATTCTGCCCCGCGTCTTTGCGCTGAGCGATCTTTGCACTCGGCTTCCTCGCCTGACCCTGCACGAACTGCACGAGGTCGTCGTAGCTGCGGATGTTGAACTGATCCTCCATGACCTCCTGTGCAACCATGCTGGGAAGACCGTGTCCTGCGATCACCTCATCGAAGATTTCCTCTCCCCGATCTTCGATCTTCTCCTCACGCTGTTTCGTGGTCGGATTCTGCTTCCCGGAGATCCGCTTCCACTTGTTCGGTCCGACCTTCTGCACCCGACGGCCGTCTTTGCGCACCACGATCTCGCCGATCTGTGCCTTAACTCCCCGAGCCTTGATCAGCTCAGAGAATACCTCCATCAGAGACTTGTTGATATCCGGATTCTTCGGGTCGAAGGTACCCTCATTGGAAGTAGACTTGATCTGCGTCGGTTCGAACGCGATCCATACCCGGTGTTCACGGGTTCCCATGTTTCGTCCACCAATGTGGGTGAACCCGTCGTATCCCATATCTCGAAGCGCCTTGTTCAATTCTTCCTTTCCGCGCATCGCGGCGAGCCCCTTCATACGCCGATTTTCGGGATACATCAATTTGAGAATAGAGCGATAGGTCAATTCATCGGTGGCAGATCCCCCCTCCTTGATTCTCCGCTCAGCAGCCGAGGGGATAATCGAAACTGAAACCTTGTCCCGCTCCAGATCGAACGGATTTCGGATATTGAGATATACCTCGTAAACTTGTGGTCGCCCCCGTATTTCATAGTCGATGCCTAACTCATCGAGCTTTGTGGCAACATCCTCAGCCAACGGGCCCCCTCGGGCGAGAGCGCTACGAACAAAATGGTCTGTCAATATACGAGTTCGCCCATTCTCACGATAGAATCCGTATGGTTGGAGAAACTCGATTAAGACAGTCCGTTTAGCATCTCCCGTGTATTCATCCTTGAACCGTGGCGAGTTCGATATCTGTTCGATGTACGACCGGATTTCATCGGATTCCTCGGGCGTGAACGGATGGTCAATCTCTACGTTATCGGCGGTGTCTTCCTTCTCAAGATACTCATTGGCGATCCCCTGATCCTCGGTGAAGTAGAATCCGGCCCCGTAGAGATTTCCCTCGGATGCCTTCTCAGGGTCGAACTGCGTATACCCGCCGGTAGCGGTCCCGTGGTAGACCGGCTTCGGGGTCTCAGACAGCCGCGAGGCGTTGTGCTGCTCCTGCGGACGGCCCTGATTGTCGACGACCTTCGAGGCGTGTTCGGGGTCGTTCTCCCAGTCCCCGAACCACGACTTGAACACCTGCGCCTTCACCCCCTTTCTCTTCCACTCCATCGACGGAGTAGAAAGTGAGTCCGTGGTCTTCCCGGCGGGCTTGTCTGCCTTCGCCTGTAGCTTCTTCACCGGTATCCAGCTACCGTCGTAGAGCTTCATCTTCTTCACGCGCCCGTGCGTTCTGATAGTACCGGGCGGGTAGCCCTTGGATTTTGCGAGCCCGGTCTGTTCGGCCAGTGAGTCGATCCGTTTTGACATCGTCTCTCGCAGGTCTGGGTCTGCGATTGCATCTAGTATCTGATCCCGCTTGGCGATGATCTCGGAAGCCTGTCGGGCGATTTCTTCATCGGTGACAGACCCGAATACCCGGGCCGCAGACCGCTTTGGATCGCGGAGGGTATCCAGCTCGGTGACCTCCGGGCCGAACTTCGAACCCTTTTGGGCCCCCTGCGCCCGATAGCGAAGTGCACCGCCGTTGTCGATACGCCACGCGGTCTCCCCGTCCCACAGGATGTTGTCATCGCCCGTGCCGAGGACGTCCCAGTTGCCGAGAAGCGCATCGGCGACGAATCCCTCTCGGAGGCTCTCCTCGGCCTCAGCACGCTCCTCCCCTGACAGTTCACCCAGCGGGGTGCCCTCGATATAGTCGGTCATCTGCATGACATCCGATCCCTCGCGGTAAAGCCGGGCCTTCGGTGCGGGGACGCCGAGTACATCATAAATACGGTTCGCGGTGTACTCCTCTTTGAGGTGGCTGGGGGAGGTGGATCGTTTCAGCACCTTTTTCTCGCCGCTTTCCAGCTCCACGAGGTATGCCCCGCCGGTTGTTCCACCCAGATTCTTGATCTTCGTGTACTTCGGAGGGCCGCCGGATTGCTTGCCGGTTGAGACCGGCACCCAGTCCCCCTTCACGGTCTTCATCTTTTGAATCCCGCCGTGGGTTCGGATAGTACCCGGTGGGTATTCATTGGATTTTTCTAGACCGGTCTGCGCGGCCAGTGAGTAGTGCCATCGATTGTTCTTCCAATACTTTCGCAGGTACTTGGACATTCAGTCCCCCACAACCCTCGCCCGCAATCTGGAACCGGTAAACTGATACGGAAGTGCGTGTATGAACGCCTCTCCATCATCCGTTGTCAGCTTGTCTCCGTTCGTATTCAGAATATGATCGTTCAGCATCTCCAAGAGTCCATCTCTCGTAGAAGATACGCGGGCCGTTCCGTCTTCATTCAGATCAACGTCGGCCACAATCAGATTCACATGCGTTCCGTACTCGATTATCTCAGCTCTCATGATTTCCTCTTTTCCGTGTATAATGGCTCGAGAGTCCACGGCTGTTCGTCAGTGTCTACAAACCCCGGAATCTTTGGCTTCTTCTTCTTGCGCAACCACCTGAACCGCTGGTAGAACCCATCAACTGCCTCCGGCTCTATGCCCATCTCCAATAGCGTCTCGCACAAGTTATTGATATCAACACTTTTGAGCGCCTTCTTCATATCGGCCGACAGCTCGCTCTCCATAATCTTCATATCTTGAGCAAAACGGGAATTGAGATTCTCATTAGTGGAACCACCTGTCGGCAGTGCCAGCCCATTGTCTATCAGGTGCACCTGACCGCTTTCCATATTAATCATGTAGTTGCCACTGTGCCGATCTGCGTTCATCAACAAGAAATCCATCATAGCAGCCTTGATCTTTGTCTCCTCCGAAATTGCTGTCCTACGCTCAGAGTTGGTAAGATAGGCCGCAAGTTCGGCATCAGGTACCCATTCCTGCATTGAACCTACCTCTCCGGACTCGGATTCAGCAATCACCGTCGGAGGTACCATTCCGAGGCCCAGCGCCTTGTCTATCTCATATGCGGCCGCCTCACGGGTATAGTAGGTGCCCCCCGCGATATATTTCCGAAGACGCGCTTTTTCCCCCAACTTCGGCTTCCAGCACGCCTGTATCTGATCCCCCGTCTCCGCGTCTGTCATGGTCACCTGTTCAGTCTTATTGACCCCGGCATCCAGTTTCGTACTCTCGGTAACATCCCATGATTGCAGGGCCCGTTCACGCCGTTTGGGCTCCCACGATTGATAGGGCTGCTTCTGTCGCGATTCCTTCTCACGAAGGATGTCATCCACCGGAAGGTCATTCCGTACCGCTTCGGCAATGTCTCTCGCTGATAGCTTCTTACTGTTCAGTACGGAAGACTTAAAGTCGTCTTCGTGGTGTTTCAGCGCCCAGTCCAAAACATCATTGATCGCCAAAGCAGGGAGTATATCCAATACGCCATTGTTAAAAACGCGATCTGCTTCCTGAGCGTCCTCAACCGTCAAATCGAACGTAATCGCCCACTTGAGCATCTGTCCGGTTATCCGATCCCACGTCGCAGACCGAATGTTCACATGACCATTTTTTCGAAGGGCATCCGAGGTCACTTGTATCTCATCATCCGTCATCTCATTCTCAATCCACGATCTGACGTTGCTCTTTTTCGCCTTATCCGGATTGTGGTGCATCGAAACCATAAACTCAGCGATCAGGTCGATCTTCTCTTTGCGCTCTTTCTTCTGCTTGTCCTTGCTATCAGACGAGTCCCTTTTCTTGACCTGCACCCACTTGTTCTTTGAGACCTTGCGATAGTCTCCGTCCTTCCGACGTGAGACGTGACCAATTGGGAGCTGCTTCCCCTTCTCCAGTGGGAAGATAAGGATCGGTATCATCCGCCCGTGTGTGCGTCTGGTTGGCGGGTATTTATCGGACTTCACAATCAGTTTCATTCCCACTCCTCTGGCTCATCAGCGAGGTGATAGTCGAAGGTGCGCTCCATCCGGGCGATGCGATCGTAGTCCCTTGAGGCGTTCCATATCGCCTTCTCGAGAAGGTCGGCATCCACGAGCCGTACGTGTACGTGCGGGGGTCCGTAATCTCGTTCCTCCACTCCCAGCACCTCAAGCCGAGGAGCCCGAAGAATGAACTCCGATTCTCGCTCGTGTGCGTTCACCTGAGAGGAGTCAATCAAACGGGCCTCTTCTGGCGTAGCTCCGTCTTTCATCTCGAGAAGCATGTTGTATATGTCGACCCCTAAGAATCCACCGCCGTCGTAGTTTTCCCGGTCTATCACTAACACCGCCCCTTCGGAACCGCTTCCGAACTCCCGTTTCGCTATACCCTCATCGTGGGTAAATGAGGCAATTCCAACCTCGAGAATGTCACCGGGTTGAGCCTCTTTCCATGCGGAGTTGGTCGTGCCACGGAAGAGCTTTTGCACGTCTGGGTGTCGCTGCATCTTTTCCATGATGACGTAGGCAATATCATCTTCTACTTCAGGATCAGCACGAGCGTCGGGATTCTCCCGACGTTTACTGTCGCGGTTCTTGACCGCGTTTCGAGGATTTCGAACCGCCCCGGTGACCCACGCCCCGAGATCATACAGCTCACGGTTTGTCCACCACCCATCGGTATCAAAATGAATGCTATCGGGGAGCGTATCGTAAGGATCGTCGTAGTACCTGTACTCCTCTTCCTGTTCATATGTGGTTAGTTTGTTTTCGAAGACTTCATTCAGGTGACCCAGAATGGCGGTCATTTCAAGCCCACCTCTTGGCTTCATTTCATCCAGATCGATATCTTCTATCAAGTCTCTCCACTCCCCCTTGCCCCACTTTTTCGTGGTCATCCGGTCGAGAAGATAATTTGAAATCACATCCAGAATCTCCGTTTCGTTGGTGTCGTACTTTGCGTAGACCTCCTGCGTCCATGTCGGCTGTATTTTTGCCATCTCCCAAATGTTCTTGGCCAACTCTTGCTTCCCCGTACGTAGCCGAATAAAGTCGTACAACTCGTCAGGGAGATTGTCACGGTTCTTAACGAACCACAACTCAGCACCATGGGGGCTGGCGTATCCACCACCTACGACCACCTCATCATAGTAGTTTGATACTTGATTCTTGACGTCTATCCAATTTGGGGACTCCTCATCCCCATAGGCCTTGGCAACGTCCGTGGCCAACTGCATCCAGTCCTTGTCTCCCATTCCCTTGAGATAGGGACCAGTAAAGATGACCGGGTCTTCCGGGGATTTCTCTCTGGCTTTGGATATGACCCTGTCTAATGATTCTTGTATCGTTGTTCCAAACTTGTTGGCGTATTCATACAGCTTTTTCTCTGCATCCTTCTTGGCCTGCTCTGGTGTCGTGGCTGGTACCGACCCACTAACATTCAAACCGGTAGTAATCTCCGTGAATGTCCACGCACCTGAAAGAAGCGCCTCACCACCCTTCATCGTCTTGTACTTTCGTGTTGCCACAAACGTATGCCCACCTAATTGATATACTCCACCGAAGGCCCACTCCGGTAGATTCGTTAAATGAGTAGCCCCTTCGGGGCCACCAACCTGAATGAAAGTGTTTCGCTTCACTTCGGCTTCGTTCTGCGGCTCCTGCTCGGACGGCTTTCGGATTCGCACCCACTTGTTCTTGGCGACCTTGCGATAGTCTCCATCCTTGCGGTGTGAGACATATCCGATTGCGTACGCCTTGCCCTTCTTCAGCGGGACGATGTGAGCTGGGAGCATCCGGCCGTGGATGGGAATAAGGTGGAGCTGTTTACGCATTGGTCTTCCCCTTCATCTTCTTCACGATTTTCTCCCCCCCAACGAATGCAGCGGCGATAGTAGCTGCCCCCGCATAGACCGCCCCGGAACCGGGGATCGCCTGACCGTTTTCGGTGAACGCGAATAGCACCACCTGTGCCACCGCCAGTAGCAGGGCGAAGATCGACCAGAACCACACGATACGAGCGACCCTGACCATCCACCGGTAGGTCAGGGTGTGCTTGTAGTCGGTGCCGCCTCGCTTGGCCTCTTCTTCTACCTGCTGTACATCCTCATCCACGATTGATCATCCTCCGTATCGCCTTCTCGAGGTTGCCGAAGTTCACCGTGAACCGGATGGTCTTGCTCCCAGCCTGTATGTCGGTGTAGAAGTCATCGTCTGCCTTCACCGGCTTCTTCTCGTAGCCTGTACCGACCATATCGGCCTTGCCCTTATTCGGTCCGGAGGTGAAGATCATCTCGTTTCGCTTACCATTCTTCACAAACACGATGCTGTCCTGCTTGTACTTCGCCCCCATCTCCATCATCTCATCGCGGTCGGCGTCGTGGGTGAACACCATGAAGCTCTCCTCAGGAGAGCCGTACTTACCCTGCGCCGGGGTGATAACGAATCCAAGGTCTGTGAGGTCTCGCTTCATCGCTTCGGTGCGCTCATTGATCTGAGCCTCGGTGAGCTTCATGTCCTCGGGGTCTTCCGGATTCCGACCCGCACTGATCATCGAGTAGGTAGTATTCTTCAGTATTTTATCGAGGTCTGCCTCAGAGGCTATTGGCATCTCCTCGCCTTGACCCTTGGGACGTCGTGCGTACATACGTCGGATCATGTCCAGCGAGTGCGCCCGATCTTTCTCATAGGCGAGGTTCTTGATCTTCTTCGGTATCTTCTCGGTGTACGGCCGCCACTTGCCATTGGCCAGCTTGATGTATTTCTGCCCACCCCACGTTCGAATCGTACCCGGGGGGAATCCACCCTTCTCCAGTGGTAGGTAGACCTCGTCGATTGATTTCTTCAGGTCGTAGTCTCCGGTCTTGTCCACCGGCTTGGACTGGGGCCCGAATCGATAGGTCGGCGGGGTGACGCCGCCGGTGTTCCCAAGCTCTTCCTCGGCGATGGCCTCCTCGGCCATGATCATGGTGTGCTGCATCTCCTTGCGCTCGATGAGCCACCCCATGTAGCGGTCATAGAGGTCTTCATAGCTGTCGTCGGGCTCCTTCTTTCCCTCCACGTAGGGCTTGAGTCGAAACTCGAGCGCCTTGAGCGCCTTGTTCGCCTCCTTTACCCGCTTCTCCGCTATCTCCATGATCTTGCGAGACTCGTCGGCCATCTTCGTGGAGTTCGCCTTCATCTCGGCAAGCCGATTCTCTACCTTGTCCGCGAGCGCGTTCAGCTCGTTCCCCATCTTGGTCTCTGCCATAGCTCTACACTCCCGTCCTTTCCTGTTCGAATGCCCTGAGCGTTACCCCGAAGCCGCCTTCATCCAGCGTCGCCGCATCGTTGGGGTTACCCATGACGTCGGATTCACGGCCCTTGGTCATGAGATTGTGACGCTTGTTGATGTCGTTGGGATCACCCGAATAGAACGACTTCGTGGTGACATCTGATTCCTGCCCCGTGCGATAGGCGCGGGCCTCCTGCTGACCGGCCTGTGCCTGCGATACGGGCACGTCAACGTGGTGGACGAACTCAGCGCCCTGAATGTTGTGCCCGGTTGCCAAGGTCTCGGTTCCCACAAGGAACCGCAGCGGATCATCCGGATTTCGCTCATTGATACGACGCTTGAGCTGCTCCACCTTCTTTCTGGGGGTGTTACTGGAAATCGCGACGGCGGTGCCTTCGCCAAACTCCTCATTGAGCTGCTTCGCATATCTGGACGCACCCATGGTCGCGGTGCCCTGTGAGAAGAACAGAAGCCCACGCTGACCCTCCCGGTTCTTCCTGATGTCGTCTACAATAGCCTTAAACTTCGGGTTACTTCTCCCACCAGTGAGGTGGGTGATACGCCACATCCGCTGATCGCGTCGGGAGGCAGCACCTTTCTGCTTCTTTTCTTGCTCCAGTTTGTACTGCTCCTGTGCCTTACGTATTGCATCTCTTTGCTCGGGAATGAGATCGACCTTGGTGTTCTCCTTGGTATTGGTGACCGGGAGGTGGATGTTCTGTGAGTAGCTGTAGCGTGCCATCTCTTGCCGGAAGGCCTCACGCTCGGAATCCGCGAAGGCACTTGTACCATGACCGATGTTCTTGTGCCGGTTCTCAAACGACCCCTCGGAGCCCAAGTCGTGAGCCGGATTCATAAGCCGAACAAGACGATGCGCCTCCCGCTTGTGGCTCTTGACCGGGGTACCAGTCATCGCGATCCCCCGGTCGGCCTTGTGCATGAACTTCTCAAGTTGGCGATAGCGGGCTGATCCGGGATCATTCTTCTTGGCATTGGTCATCTGGTGTACCTCGTCCGCTACTACCATGTCCCAATCGTACTTACTGAGAGCATCGGCGTCGTTCACTAGCGCGTCGTGGCTGACGATGTGGATGCCCTCGAGTTCATACTGAGAGCGACGTTTATCCGGAGACCAGCTCTGCTTGTCGGTGCGTATCTTGTCACTATAGTTGTCGAGTAGGAACTTCCGCAGTTCCTCCCCTCCCTGCTCCTTGAGGGTTGCGGGAACGGCAACCAAAATCCGCTTTTTGCCTTCGTTCGCCATGGCGTGACCGATAGCAGCACCCGCGACGAAGGTCTTTCCGATACCGGCTTCAAAGTCCAGAATTGCCTTCTTCTGCTCGCGTACGAACCGGAACCCGGCCTCTTGTGCCGGGCTCTTCCACCCAAACTTGGAATCAAGCGGGAGACCCATCTCAGCGGGGGACTCACCCGTGTTTGCCCGGTGGGCCTTGATGTCGTCGAGCTTCTTGTCCTTCTGGCGCTCCTCGTGGTTCTTCTCGAACAACGGGGCCAGCTCTGCCGCTGGTACCTCGCCGACGTACCGGCCATTGGCGTTCTTTTGCATCTTATACTGATCCTTGGAGAGCCCAGCCCGTCGCATGCGCTTTCGGGCCGATACCAAGTCCCGTCCAAGGTCGACCTGAATGATTTCATTCGGTGGGTCTTCCAGCGCGTTGATAAGGTGCGCGGCAGCCCGGAGGCTCCCCGCAGCCGTACCGAGGGATCGCTGGGCCTCGAGGTGGTGGCGAATAGAGTAGCCGTTTGCGACCTGCTTGGAGAACACCGCAGACCCCGCTTCGCTGTCCTCGGCCAGTTCTTTGATAGCGATGGTGTTATTCATCGCCTCATCGGCACGCTGCATAGCTTCATCCACGGTCTTCTCACGATTCTTGTCCATATAGTCCACGAGCGCATCCCGTGCGGCTTGTCCCCGACCATCTATCTGGAGCTTACTCGCAATAGCGCGGGCCATGGCCTCAACGCCCAACTCCTTGACGACGTTCTCATCGAACATGGCCCCGAGTCCGTACGCATCGGAGACGATCCCATTCAGCGCACCGGCCGCACCGGCATCTATGTGCTTCTTGATCTTGTCATAGCCGGGATTGATACGGTCATAGAACTCAATGTTCTTGGCCGTCTCGATGTTCTGCTTGACCTCGGCCATGATCTCCTCGTCGGTATAGCCCATCTCCCCAGCGAAGACCTCACCGACCTTCATGCTCTCGTAGTCCTTCTCGGCCTCGGCCCCAGCAACCTCTTTGAGCTTCTTCTTCATCGCCCGCTTGGCCTTGAGAATCTCCTTGGCCTTCTCCTCGTCGAGGGCCTCCATGATGTCCTTGCGGGTAGCTGGGTCGATCTCTTTCTGAGAGCCGAACTCATCACTTGAGGAGAACTGATTGGCGAGGGTCTCCATCGCCTTATACTCGAGACTCTTCGCAACGGCCTGCTTCTTCTTCTTGACCGCCTTCTCCATCTCCTGCTCGACGGCCTTCTCCTCTTTCTTCGACCGCTCCCCCTCCGGGGCCATCCGTTCCCGATTTAGGCGCTTGGCGGCCCGCTCCTCGGCCTTCTTTTGCATGGCCGCCATTTCGGATTCCTTGATGAGCGTGGCGAGATCTTCGCCAACAATCTGGGAGACCTCCTGCTGGTAGGCCTGCTTTATGGCCTTACGGGCCTTGCGCTGCTCGCGCTGCTTTCGGCGCTCCTCGGCAAGGTCTTCCTTGGTGATGGCACGAACCTCTTCGCGGTTTCGCTGCTTCTT